ATTGCGTTCCAACGGTTGATGTGCAGATAGATTACAATTTCCACCTTTTGGATATAAAAGGTGTAGAACAAGTTGAGGAACTTAACACCCAAGTGTTCCCAAATGTGGACCTCTTTGCTATCACAAATGTCCTCAATTCTGGTGCTTTGGTCCATTCAGCCTCCATTTCTGATAACGTTTTGCTAATGGAAACGCTGATAAGAAAGAGCATGAACCTCATACATGCTCCTGACGATGTTCAATCTACCGTCAGTGTTGCTAAGATCCTTTATTCACAAATTCACATGGACAAACAGCCCGTGTTGAATTTTGTGGCAAGCCGGGTATAACTAGGCCAGTTATGTTCGGTTACACGATCAGCGAAAAGCAGTTACCTATTGGAAGGGGAAGCATGCCCAAAGGTAGCATTCATCTGCACAGCTGTGCACCAGTTCCCGATCAGCCGGTTTCTTTTCTTGGTGGTATCTCGCCATTATTGGTAGCCCAACCGAAACCCTCATTAACTGATCGTGACACTTCAGTCGCTGGTTGTTTGCATCGAGTCCTTCTCGATATAAATTTTAATCTGGAGTTAATTAAAGAGATATCACAATATGCTGAAACCTATGTGAAGAAGTTTGATCCCATCCCTAATGACGCTGATTTATCGGCTGAAACGTGGCTGCCTCAAACTGATTACACTTTAAAAAGGCAACAGCAACTTTTGGAAATTTCAAAGAAATTAGTGAAGTTGCGTCCCCGAGATATGGCTTGTAAAAGTTTTATCAAGGATGAATTCTATGAGGAGTATAAGCATGCTAGAACAATAAATTCCAGAACTGACAAATTCAAAGTTTTTGTTGGACCAGCCTGCAAAATGATGGAGAAGATAGTGTTTAATTCACCACATTTTATCAAATATATTCCTGTTTCTGACCGTGCTAAATGGGTCAAAGATAGATTATCTACTTTCACGAAATTTCTTTCCACTGATTTCTCTTCGTTTGAGGCCTCCTTCACTGTTGCTTTGATGGAAGCTATAGAGATGCATCTTTATAAGAGGCTTCTTCAAAATCATCCGGAGATATATCAAGTTTTGCACGATGCTTTGTGCTCGGAAAACGAATTAGTTTTCAGAGAATATACCGCTACTGTTTTTGGAAAGCGTATGTCAGGTGAAATGACCACTTCACTTGGAAACGGTTTCACTAATCTGATTTTGATGTCATTCGTGATGGACAAATTAGGTTACGAATGGGACGGTGTGTTTGAAGGTGATGATGGGCTCTTAGGAGTACCTGACGTCGCCAGTGAGGATAAAGTAAATCAAATATTGTCGCAACTTGGATTGATAATCAAAATAAAACCATTCAATTCTCTGAACCATGTTTCTTTTTGTGGTCTCGTTTTTGATGACGAGAGTTACATAGTTCTTACGGATCCTTACGATTTTATTGTGAGGTTTGGTTGGTTGTCAAGGAAATATCTAAATGCCAGAGATAACACCATAAAGAGCCTGCTTCGCGCCAAAGCCTATTCCGGTTTCTATCAATTTAAGCAGTGTCCGATCATTTATGTTTTATGTTATCAAGTATTGAAACTCACTTCAGGTTATCAGCTGAAGATTGAGAGAGACTGGAAGGTGCACACTATTGAGGAAGCTGTCCGAAACCGAATTGATGTACGGAAACTAGAAGATATACCAGATTCAGCACGCGTGTTGATGGATGAGGTCTATGGTATTAGTATTCCTGTACAAAAGCGTTTCGAAGCTTACTTCTTGCAAATGCGAGATTTAAAACCCATAGATGATGCCTATATAATCAATGTTATCGCAGATGATCGTCCCCTGTGGTATCAACACTACATTGATTACGTTCAAACCACCGCAGAGTTTTCTCGCTCTGATGTCCCTAATCCTGAC